GATTCTCCAGGTTGCTGCTTGGTAAGTGGTCCATCGTGTTCGGCGTTGCCCAGCCCGCCACCAGTCCGCCGATCAGAAGCTCGCCCTTGCGCTTGCCGCCCCGGCTGGTCTGTCCGCCCTCCATTGCGTTCGGCGTCGGCCAACCTGCCATCTGCGCCACTGTTGATAATTGCTTGTGCAGTGTTCCGAGGTTGGGATTCTTTGCTTTCATCTCTTTGTTTCGCTGTTCCCATTTCTCTGGGGATGTGTTGCTTTCTTGCGCGTTCGGCGTCGGCCAACCCGCTGTCGCCGCCCCCACCCCGCGCAAATTCCCTTGTTTCCACTCTCTCTTTTCGCTTTCTGGCGTGGATGGATTCCAACTGTCCCCGACTACCGGCGTCGGCCACCCACCAGAGCCGTTGCCGGATGTGCGGCGCCCCGACGCTCGCAGCCGGCATATCCCAACTGCTCCAGATCAGCGCGTACTCCGGCGAGCCACTCACGTCCATCCTTTGACGCAACTTGCTCTCCAAAGACAACTGGAGGGGCGCACTCGGCGATGAGATCGTGAAAAGCGGGCCAGAGGTGTCGTTCGTCGGCATGGCCTTTGCGCTGTCCCGCGCTCGAAAGCGGCTGACAAGGGCAGGAGCCGGTCCAGACGGGGCCTTCCCATCCGGCGAGGTCAAGGGCGTGGGGCCAGCCGCCGATACCGGCGAAGAAGTGGCACTGGTCGTAGCCTTTGAGGTCACCCGGCGTTACCTCCCGCATATCCCGCTCGTCCACGTCGCCCTCGGGCAAGTGACCAGCGGCCATGAGGTTGCGGAGCCATTCGGCGGCGTAGGGTTCAAACTCGTTGTAATAGACATTCGCGGTTCTCATCGGTTTCGTCTGTCTCATAGATTCTGTCCCAACCGTCCTTATATTCCTGTGTCGATACTGGCACGGTCCACCAGCGGGTTCGTTGTTTACTGGGCTGCTTTATATGGATGTCTGCCATGGTGCCTCTTATGTTATGTCAGGCCGCGAGGCCAGGTAGTTTTCAAGAGCGGCCTCAATGATCGAGGTCATAGTGACATCTTCGCGCCGCGCAACCAGGCGAAGGCAGCGCAGGAGATCACTCCGTAAGCGTAGGTGGAACCCGGTTTTGCCGATCGTCATTTCAACGGTTATCCTGGGTGGCGGCTGCCATGCAGGGCCGGCAAACAGCGAACCCATGGTCGTCATGCTCAACGTCGTCAGGCTCGAATTGCTCGCCACAAGCCCGGCACGTCGATATGCACCGCGTATTCCAATCTCGACCTCCAGCAAGCAGGGCGCGGCGAGCGGTTTGCCGGGCTATCTCTGCTGCTAGTGGGCGCCCGTTGTCGGTGCGGCCCTTGGCAATAGCAGCCAGAGCCTCAGCGAAATGAGCAGCAATTTCTGGATTCATCAACCGAACCGTCGTGTGAAAGAAGAAATCTTGACGGTGAGATTATCAATGATGTATACACAATCCTAGAGGACGGCATGAGGACGCCCTCAGAACATAGGGAGAAGAGTTATGACCGAGGAAAGCGTTGTCATCTATCTTAGAGTCTCGACCGCCCGGCAGGGGATCGCCGGCAACGGCATCGCCGCCCAGCGCCAGGCGTGCATCGACCACCTCAATGGAGGTGACTGGCACATTATTGAGGAATTTGTCGAGCAGGAAAGCGGCGCAAAGAATGCGCGGCCCGAACTGGAAAAGGCGCTGGCTCTTTGCGCCAAGAAGAATGCTACCTTGCTTGTCGCCAAGCTCGACCGCCTGTCGCGCAATGTGGCTTTCGTCTCACGTCTGATGGAGAGCGGCGTACAGTTCACCGCCGCCGATCAGCCCCACGCCAATAAGCTAACTATCCACATTCTCGTTGCGATGGCTGAACACGAACGCACAATCAATTCTCAGCGCACCAAGGCTGCATTGGCGGTCGTCAAGGCGAGGGGGAAAAAGCTGGGAAGCAAGGACATTGTAAAGGTGGGTGTCATCGGTCGGGCCAAGAGAACTGCCAAGGCCAAGATTCACGCTGATAACGTCTACCCTGTCATTGAGCGCATCCGGTCATTCGGCGTCACAAGCCTTCGCGGCATCGCGAAAGAACTCTCCGATCGCAAGATCGAAACTCCCGCTCGTCAAGCCACGGTTGATGCCGGGCGCGTGGTATTCGGTGACCCGTGCTGGCACCACCAACAGGTGGCCGAGATCATCAGCCGAGCAGCCGCATGAAAAGGCCGCTGACCAAGCGTCAGGATCAGACGCTGACGTTCATCAAGGCGTACATCCGAGACAACCGGATCGCACCTTCATACCTTGATCTGATGAAAGGATTGGGAATCAAATCAAAGGGGCACTTGTGGAACCTCATGAGCGATCTGGAGGCAAAGGGCTATATCGTCCGCGAGCATGGCATGGAGAGATCGATCACTGTCACGGCAGATGATGATGACGAAAGTTTACTGGAGCAAATCCGAGATGCGGCGTCGGCCTTCATCGCCTTACAAGAGACATATCGTGCAGCATACGAGGCTGATGCGACATCGAAGACCGTAAAGGACAAGGCACCACAAGTAGCGCGGGCATTCTCTCATCTGAGAGAGTTAGTGGAGAAAACTCTGTGATGGGGGTTGAGGGGTAGGGCGACATGCCCTATATATTTAATACGACCAAGGGCGATAGTGCCCGCTCAAATGAGGAGAGACGAGATGACATATCTTTCAATACAGGCCAAAGAGGAAGCCGACTTCACCATCGCCACCGAGGCTGAGGCAGATCGTTTCGATGCCTTTTGGGGTTCCGATATCCCCTCAGATCAGGCTTGGGTTCTTTCGGATCGTGACGTTTGGTACGCCAATCCTGCTTACGTTGGTCCCGCCGTTCCTCATCCCTTTGAAGATGAGTATGCCGACGAAGAAGATGGCGATGCCCCGGTCGCCCCCGCCGATTACGACGATATCCCCTTCTGATACACCCCACCAACCCCCAACCGCCCGCATGGATCATCCCAGCGGGCTTGAGGGCGTAGTAGGGCGATAGTGCCCATCCAAATGAGGAGAAACACGATGATCAACAAACCCTTCACCCTCAACGTCCTCTACGCCAACGAAGAAGCGGGGATCGTAGAGACCCTCGCTTACACGTTCTCGCACAAGGTCCAGGCGATTGCGGCGGCGCGCGAAGAAGTCAAATGGGAAAATACGGTTCACGCCACCGTAACGCATGAACCCACCAGCGAAGACGTATTCGACGCCCCCGGTGACTTCAACTATCTCCGCACCTAATCCGAAATCAACCCCCAACAGCCCCGCCCGGTGTAGGAACCGACGCGGGGCTAAAGGGGTGCAAGGGCGATAGTGCCCGCTCACACAGGAGATTTGAGATGAAAAACCCCACCGAAGATCAGCGCATTGATGCCCTCGCCCGCCGCTTCGCCACGCAGATTTGCTGCGATATCGATACGGACGACATGCCCACCGTCATTGCTAAGAACAAGGTAGCGGATGAGAACGTTTGCCATACCCACGACTATATCGACGCCAACATGAGCATGTGGTGTGCCCTTGAGGACTTGGGCTATGTCAAGGCGGATGATAATGGCGAATTTCTCAACAGCGACGATGGCTGCGACCTCTTTAACGCCGCATGGAACAAGGCCAAGGATGCGAACTTCTGGTATGAGGACAGGCCCGGAAGCCGCGCCACAGCATGACCCCCGCCGAACTCAAAACCGCCCGCCATGCCCTCGGCCTATCCGCTAGGGGCATGGCGGCGGCGCTGTCAGACCCGGATGGTGACTCCACCCCGGTCAATCCCCGCACCGTGAGGCGCTGGGAGGCTGGCACTCAGGACGTGCCGTCGCCCGTCGTCGTCGCTGTGAGGTTCATGCTCGCCGTACAGGCTTGAGCAGGGGAGAGAGTCCCCGCCCGTCATCCAAACCTTACCATCAGGGCTATAACGAGAAACGCTGCCCACCACTGCCAGTTCATGCGTCACAGTTCCTCGCAGAAGGCTGGCGGATTCTGGCACCCGCATTGAAGTCTGGCGTTATGGGCGAGAATATCTATCTCCATCGCCGTGCCTTCAATGCCTACATCCGGCTCAATGAGTATCAGGGAATCACGCAAGCAATAATCATGAGTCAGAAGTGTAACGCCGTCGCAGCCTTGCAAGAAGAGCAAGGCTGCCGCTGCGAATCTTAAAGACCAAATCCTTGTCCTCCCTGATACGCTCTGCGACCTGTTTAAACTCTTCATTGGCGTCCTCCGCTCGAATAGTTGCCCGCATCTGTGCCTTCTCGATCCACCCGGCAATAATGTCGAGCAGGCCGAGAATAGAAAAAACCGCTTTGAACGCAGCCAGAATCGGAATTGCCATCAGTTCGATGATGCCTTTTTGGCAACCCTTCCGCCCGTCTTCTTGGCATACGCCGAGGCTTTCTTTTTCCCGGATTTGCTATATGCAAACGTCTTCTTCTTCGAGCCCTGTCCAACTGTAGGCATGATTAGTTCCTTGAGCTTACGAGATTGAAACCGGCGCCCGAGTAACGAAGCGCAAGACAATATTAATCACGCTCATTACGGTGCCGACGATAGCGATCTGCGCCTCGGGATCAAGACCCAGGTCGACGCCGAACGCGGTAGAGATAGCGGCTACCAAGGTAATCAAATTGATCCAAAGGGTTTTCGATGCCCAGAATGGTTTTGGGATTTCCGTTGTCATGATTTTACCTTTCGGGTTTATCGTCACACAGGCGTGACCATCTCAGGAGTCAGGGTAACACGGCCTACCGGCCTGATAAATTAGTATGTCCAGACCCGAGGCCGGGACTTCTCATCGGAATTATCGAGGTGGATGAATCGTTTCTTGCCGCGCTGGTTCAGCCCGATGCCCCAAAATTCCATTCTGCTGGCCTTCACCAGCATTTTGTATGCCCGCTCACCACTGACCTCGATGTCAACGGCGCAGCCTTCTGGATGGACGCCGGCGCCGCCAATAGCCAGATCATACTCAGAAGACCTATAGCCTGACGTGACGACCATGGGGAATCCGAGGCTATCTCGTAAAGCCTGCAGGCGGTCGAGGAACTGGGGAGCAATTACAAGACTGCCGCCGCACTGGCAGTGTGCCTCGTATGCACTGTCTTCGCAGCGGCAACGCATTTCGCGAGGCGAGAAGTTAGCCCAGCGCCAGTCTGGGATGGCATCTTTCCAATGCGGATAGTGGAGGGTCCGCATCAACGGCAGAGCATCCGCCACAGCCGTGGGGCCATGAGGATCAGACCACAAATTACTAAAGCAGCGTTGCCCCACAGGACAATGAGATTAGCAAAATCAGTTAAGGTCTGCACAGCGCCTCCCGTTACGCCGGCGCCAGCCATGGCGGCCCCAACTGTTTCGTTGGGAATCTTATCGCTGATCATTCTTCTTCTTCTTCTGCCGGACATGGCTCGGCGTAGATGAAGCATAAATTGTTATTTTCCAAAAACTCGTAAACGGTCGCAGCAGGGATACTCCACGCCATCTGGAAAATGGGGAATCGGAATCCAGCCACGGTTATGCGGGACGGGATCCCAACAAGCTCGTACCTAGTCCGATCATCCGACCACCGGAACAAAGCCCCACCACTATTCCCCCACACGATGGGGGCAGTGCTCATCATATAGGTCATCCCTGACTGCCGCCCATCGACAGCAGCAATTTCTCCGCGCGTGGCAAAAGGCGGGAAACCCATGCCTGAACCAATGGCCCAAACCGATTCCATTAAATGCACCGTGTCGTCTTGCGGAATGATCGGAGAAACTGGCGTGACGATATTCTCAGTATCGACAAGTCTGATTAACGCCAAGTCCATCTTGGCATTGTACGCCACAATTTCAGCGCGCTGTCCGCGCTTTCCGGTGTTTATACTATATAGGATGTATTCGAACCAATATGCGTCTACAGGCTGCCGACGCTCGACATCGACGTTCTTGCCTAGCCTTGAGTCCCATTCCTCGGAAACGGTCACTGCTGACGCGATTACATGGAAGTTCGTAAGCACATATGTGTGCACCTCGCCCTCGTATACGGCAGAATAGATAACCGTGCCGGACCCCGAGCCGCGGCCAACATCGACAAGTACCACGCTCGATAACATCTGATCGTGCTTGGTCTTGTAATCAGTTGGTTCGTCGGCTTTGACAACAGGTGCCCACAAGGCGAGCATTGCCAGGACACATAAAATATTTCTCATGTCAGCCTCTCTATTTATGCGACGCCATTAATCCGGCCAGGTCGGGTCGTAGGTTTCGAGTTCTTCAGGCTGGTCAATCGCATCGAGGTCTGGCTGAATAGTCGCCGGCAGATCGCGGAGCGTTTGTTTTACATTGGCGATACGTTGTTTCTCGGAGGTATCGCCAGCCTCGTCAGCGCGCATGTAGTCAATATCGAGAGTGGCAAGGCGTTCATTTCGCTCGGGGCGAATATGATCAGTTTTAATGGCGCGAGCCTTGGACATATTGAGCTTCGCCCCGTGGTCCCACACTTCGCGACCGAACGATAAGGTGTCGTCCAAATCAGTGTCATCCACACTGATCGGCGTGATGCCGACTAGGTCTGGACGACCAGATTTAACTTTTTCTATTGTCTCTGTGCGTAGTTCATCAACAGTCTTACCGAGGGCTGCCGCTTGTGCTTCAAGATCGTCAGCAAAAACAGTGGCGCAACACGAACCGTCTGGCTTATTCCAAATGAGAGATTTCATGACTGCTCTCCTAGTCCAAAGACACTAACATCGGTAAAGTCGATATGATCAGCGTTGTAGTGCACATCCACTGTGGAAAAGCGTAAAGTTCCTGCCGCTCGACCGCTTGAATAATGAACGACAACAATTCCCTCATCATCATCGAGACCTCCTTCATCACACATACCGGCGCTGGGCCAGTAGGCGCTTGAAAAGTCCGTGGCAATCGTAACCGTATAATCACCCGTTCCGTTATCCGTCAAACTTGTAACATTGTAGCTTGCACCAATCGACGGCGTGCCCTGGCCGTTAAATTGTATGTACCACTTAACTACACCAGGGCTGTATTTAATAAGGTCTGGCGCCGCATAGGTGTCCTCGTTGGTCTCGGCTTCAAGTGCGGCTTGGGTCGCTTGGCTTGGGCCTCCTGCCGACACAACAGCCGTGCCATCCGCCTTTGTGTAATTTACACATTGGACGGTATTTGCCCCTGTCGAGAGAAATTCAGCCACGTCGCCAGCCGCAGTTGTGATAGAAGCCTCGGACGGCAGATCAAGGTTCGAGGCGTGGTACGTCATGGTTAACACGCCGTCAAACTGCAAGTAAAAGTGTCGGTTAGCAGCTACGGTCATGGCGGCAAAGCCTGTTGTGCCCGTGACGTCAAAGTGGTCGCCATCTGTGTCGATAACGAGCGGCGATGCCGAGGTAATGTCGCCGCCCTTGGCTAGACCGATAAAATGGCTATTTGGGTCAAGTGCGCCGCCAAGTTGAGGCGAGGTGTCGTCAACTACGTTACTGAGTCCGGTGCTTGCGCTAACCCGCATAATTTGTATGGTGGAAGTAGTGTTCAGCACGCCCATGTACATCTTATTAGCTGCGTGGTCGCCGGCAGCTAGGGCCGACCCGTCGTTCTGCGCGGCAATCGTCGAAAGGCCGGAAACAGCCACCGTCATGGCCCCGGTGTTGACGTTGCTGGACGCCATCCAGACAAACCGTTGCCCGGCGGCGTAGGCTGTAATGGCAGGCGAGGGCGTCAAGACACCAGCGTCAGCGGAACCCGTCATGGTGCCACACCAGATGAACGCCTCGGCCTGGACTTGTCCCAGACTGGCGCTATCAGTGGCCGCGCTGCCCACCGCCAAGCCCGTGAGCTTGTTGCTGTTCAAGGGTAGGCTGGCGGTGATAGTCGTTTGACCGTCTGCCGCTAT